GGTCTTATGATGTGGCGGATGCTGTCGACGGATTGGATGGCGTGATGGATGGCGTCAAGGCTATTAGGGATAACATCCTGAACGTCAAGGAAGATTTGGAGTTTTGGTCGATCATGGAAAGGGTCGGGAAATGAAAAGAGTTATCGAACACTTCGACACAGAGGTGGAGGCGATTGCTGAGGGTGAACGCTGCAAGGTTTTACTCTATGGCTATGGGTATCGGTATCAGGTATACCATACGGATGATGGGTGGGTCTTAGATTCCACCAGATACACAACCTGTGATTGAACATAAGGGGACGACAAATGCTACCTGAAATGACACTGGCTAACGTGCGGGACTTCATGATTATCATGTGGGTTGCGCTGCAAGGGTTCGGGTGGTTCCACCCTACTTCCTACGGTATCTTCCAAGCTCAGGTGGAAGAAGCTTACCTTGAACATGCAGAACGTCTTGGATACTGGGAGGAATGACTATGCACGTGAAGTATCTTAAGGAACCTAAGCAGGCTAGGTTTCCCTCTGGTGACCCTAACCTTACGTGCCTCACAAAGAAGCGTGGTGACCTACGAAAGGCTGTAGAGGATGCAGAGTGGTTAGGGGAGGCTGAACGTCTCTCCAGTATGGAAGAAGAACTGTTCTGGGTAGAGGATCAGATCGCCAAGGGTTACCTCTATGAGCCTAACTTCTAATGGCGTGGACCATCCTTGTTCTTCTTGTCGTCCTGAACCTTCACCTCATACTTCCGCTAGTGATCTGTCTCTTTAGTATGCTATGGAAGAATTGAGTTGACGGGTCAGAGAAAGTTGATACCCTAGGGCTTGTCCCTGACAAGGGTTCTATATGTCTATCCCCTATAGGTCAGGCCATAGCAGATGGCACTAACGTAAGGACTAACGTAAATGACTAACACTAAATCTCTACCCTCTGTAGACTACCTACGTAAGCGCCTACGTTATGAGCCTGAGACAGGTAAGCTGTTCTGGCTGGACTACGAGGGTATGCCTCAGAGGTGGCTCACTAGGTGGGCAGGTAAGGAAGCTTTCACTGCTTACTCCAACGGCTATCTGATAGGCGGTATCTGTGGTGTGATGTTCCTAGCGCATCGTGTTGCTTACGCAATCCACTACGGGGAATGGCCAGACGATCAGATCGACCACATCAACGGTGTTAGGCGCGACAACCGCATCAGCAATCTTCGCGTCGTAAACCACCAAGAGAATCTCCGTAACGCAAACATGAAGAGAAACAACACGAGTGGAATTACTGGGGTTGTTTTGCATAAATCTACGGGTAAGTGGCTTGCTCGGATATGTGTCGGTTACCGCCGAATACACATTGGCTACTTCGACACCCTTGAGGAAGCGACAGCAGCCCGTAAGGAAGCAGCAGCCAAGTATGGGTTCACTGAACGTCATGGCACTAAGGCGGAGTAAGTAGAATGACTAATCTAACACATAAGCCTTGCCCCTACGTTGACTGTGGCAGCACTGATGCTTTCTCATGGGACGACGACAAGGGTTGTGGTAAGTGCCACTCCTGTGGTAAAGGTTATCCTAGTCGTAAGTGGCCTAGGTTTGATTGGGCCTCAGAAGAATACCCTACGCACCACATCACAAGAGAGGATGCAGCCAACATGAATACCCCTACGCTATCTGTCGTCGCTGAGGAGTTCCTTACGCCCGTCTATCGGTCTATGCGTTCTATCTCCGAAGACACCATGCGCTTCTATGACGTTAAGACTATGGTGAATGCTGACGGAGAGAGCGTCAAGCAAGCCTATGTCTACCCGTCTGGTGGTCGTAAGGTAAGAACCTTGCCTAAGTCTTTCCGTGCTGAGGCTGGTCTCAAGGGTGACGAGTTGTTCGGCATGGACAAGTTCAATGCGGGCAGTGCTAAGGCTGTCGTCATTACCGAAGGTGAGCTTGACGCTATGTCAGCCTTCCAGATGCTTGGTGGCAAGACGCCTTGCGTAAGTATCCCGTCAGCGACCCCTAGCCAGAAGCTCTTCGAGAAATGCAAGGAGTGGCTTGACAGCTTCGACAAGATTTATGTGTCGTTTGACAGTGACAACAAGGCTGAGGGTGTGGCTGAGAAGCTTGCTAACCTCTTCCCTAACCGGGTGTATGCCATCCCCCACGACAAGTATAAGGATGCCAATGAGTTCCTTGAGGCGGGTGCGCGTGAGAGCTATCGCAATGCGTTCAGCCATGCGAAGAAGTTTATCCCTGAGAATATCTTCAACACCCCCGACCAATTCTTGTCGATCCTCCATGACGATGATGATAGTAGTTATGTGTCGACAGGTATCCAATCGCTTGACGACGTGATCCTCGGCCTCATGCGTGGTCACTTCACGGTGTTCCAAGCACCCGAAGGTATCGGTAAGACCGAGTTCATGCGCTATCTGGAATACTCCCTGCTGACCCAGAACGACGACATCAAGATCGCTATCTGCCACATGGAAGAGGTAAAGAAGCGTAGCCTCTTGGGTCTGGTGTCGTATGAGTTGAAGAAGAACGTGACCCGTAAGGACTTGATCCATAACCAGACCGAAGTGGATCAGGCTATTATGAAGCTGTCGGGTGATGAACGCCTGTACCAGTTTACCTTGGGTGTCGACGAAGACCCCTTGGAGATTCTGGAGCGTATTCGTTTCCTGACTGAGGCGTGTGGCGTAAGCTACATCTTCTTCGAACCCATCCAAGACCTTGCGTATTCGCGTCAGGGTGACGAGAGTGTAGAACAGTTCTTGTCCCAGTTGTCGACCAAGCTTGCACGTATCTCCGCTGAGCTTAACGTAGGGATCGTGACCATTGCCCATGAGAATGATGATGGGGCTATCCGTGACTGCCGCATGATTGGTAAACGTGCATCTGTCGTCATCAAGCTTGAGCGTGACAAGATGGCCAAGGATGATGAAAGCCGTAACACTACCAAGCTTCTTGTCGTCAAGAATAGACCGACAGGTTCCACAGGCTACGCGGGGCAATTGTTCTTCGATAGCGAGACGTTCACCCTCTCAGAGAAGTTTATGTGATATGCAGCTTTTACCTACGATCTGCGCCATCCTCTACACCCTTGGTGCCTTCCTCTACTACCTGCACCAGATAACCATTCTCTACTTCAAGGAGGTCGACGACTACAGCGAGGCTAAGGTTCTGACTAACGCAGTGATCTGGCCTTGGCGTACACTAGAGATCGTGGTAGATTACGTTCTTACGATGAACAGAAAGGATGAAGACGATGAGTGACTACAACAACGGACAAATCTGGGAAATGATCTGGAAACTCCTGCACTGGATTGGTCTGCATAAGAACGAGGTTAGCCGAGTCCATGTCACTGATCGCGGTCACATCGTATTTGAAACGCGCTGCATGATTTGCGGTAAACTGGAGTGTCATTATGACTGACCAAACATGCTGTGGCGCTTGCGGCTATCCAGTACATGCGACCAAAGAAAGCGCCTGCGATTGGTGCCGCCAATCCGCCAACCGCATCGAAGCCCTTGAAACCAAGCTAGCGAAGGCGGTGGAGGCTTTGGAGTTTTACACCGGGTATGATGATGATGGCTCCATCGCCCGCGCCACCCTCGGAGCCGTGTCGGAGACACATAAGATCAAAGGAAAGAGCCATGACTGAGAACGAACCCTTCCAAGTTGTCGTCACTAACGTTGAGGAACATGAGGATGGTGCAGCTACCTACTCATTCGCTATGGACGACAAAGCTCAGGTAGAGATAGCGAATATCGGCCTAGAGTTTATGCTCTACTGTGCCTCTTACGGACTAGACCTGCAGTATGTGCTAGAGAACCTTAAGCTCATTGCTGAGCATCAAAAGGAAGAGAGTAAGAGTGAAGATAGCGCAGCGTAGCGAGCAAAGCTCTTATAAGACAGTATTGACACACCATGCACTGTCGTGGTCTACAGGCAAGCCTGTGGTCGTCAAGGTGACGTTACCTAGGGAGCCGTGGGTAAAGGAGGACAAAGATGAATAACTTCCTGACTTGGTGGGAGCGAAGGGGTTGGTGGTTCGCACGTAAGCACAACCTAACGGAAGAAGTCGTAAAGGAGATATGGGATGAAGTGTGTCGCTATGGATATCGAGACTGACGGGCTGGACCCTACGCGCATCTGGGTGATCTGCTCTAAGGACTTGGACACCGGGGAAGTCATGCAGTTCCTCAACCCATCTCATGTCGTCGAAGAGAAGGAACGCTTCCGTGAGTATTGCAAAGATGTTGTGGATAGTGGGGGAAGGTTTGTATTTCATAACGGTCTTGGCTTTGACGTTCCTGTTCTACACAGCCTCATTAGCCCTGACTGCATACCTTATCTATCTGTTGTCGACACCCTCATTGTGTCCCGTATGATCGACTACGACATCAAGGACGGACACAGCTTGAAGGCTTGGGGTATCCGCCTCGGTCTCCACAAGGGTGAACACAAGGATTGGTCTAAGCTCTCGCAAGAGATGATCGACTACTGCCACCAAGACGTTCTGGTTACCTGTGCTCTATTCGAACGCTTCCGTAAGGTGATCTTCGACAAAGAGATGGCGATGGGTCTACGTTGTGAACACGACATCCAAATCCTCTGCGAAGAAATGACGACCAATGGGTTCAAGTTTGACAAGGAGAAGGCTGAGGAGTATCTGGCTGAGGTCACTGAACGTATGAATGAACTTGAGGCTGGCTTCCAGAGGGACTTCCCAGCTAAGCTTCAAGAGGTACACAGGGTCAAGTTCAGGGTAAAGCAGGATGGGTCACTGTACTCCACTGTTGTCGATGCTAAGAAGAAATACCCTGTCACTCACGTCGATGGAGAAAACTTGATCTGCAAGGATTGGGTACCCTTCGACCCTGCATCACCCCGTCAGCGTATCGACAGATTGTGGGAAGCAGGATGGACACCCGTAGACAAGACAAAAGGACACATAGAGTATGAGCGTGAGCAACGGATCAAAAACAAGTCCAAGTGGCAAGGACGAGGAAGATGATCGTGGCGCTAAGTTTGCCCGCTACGGGTGGATGTGCAATGAGATGAACCTGTCGACCCTCCCAGAGGATGCACCTGATGGCGCTAGGAACCTATCGGAGTGGCTCACCCTTGAGGGTCGTAGATCAAGTCTTGTCGAATGGCTGGGCCACGTGAAGGACGACGGACGCATCCACGGTAGGTTCACCCACATTGGGGCATGGACGGGTCGTATGGCTCACTCAGCACCTAACCAAGCGAATATCCCTGCGGCCTTCCACGGCACCGCTAAGAGTGCTGTCGACAAGGTGAAGGAGAAGTACGATGGTAAGATGCGTGGGCTGTGGGGTGTTGAGGCTGGTAACTGGCTCGTAGGCACTGACGCTGAGGGTATCCAGCTACGCATCCTTGCCCACCTGATGAAGTCTGAGGAGTACATTCACGCTATCGTCAGTGGACGTAAGGAAGATGAGACAGATATCCATAACCTGAACAAGCGGGCTTTGGGTATGTCGCATGTGACTAGGGATATGGCCAAGACCTTTATCTACGCCTTCCTCCTCGGGGCAGGTAACGACAAAGTGGGGCAGATTCTCAAGGTCAGTGCCAAGGAAGCGGGTCAGGCTGTCGAAAACTTCATGGAGAGTATCAACGGTCTGAGTCGTCTAAAGAAGCAAGTGATCCCTCACATCGCAGAGATGGGTTGGTTCAAGGGCTTGGACGGACGCAAGGTCAAGGTTCCTAACGAACACAAGACACTTGCAGGGTTGCTACAGAATGGTGAGGCTGTCGTCATGAAACATGCGGCGCTTAGATGGACAAACTCCGCAAGAGAAATGGGGATTAAGTTCAAGCTAGTCACGTGGCCTCATGATGAATGGCAGACGGAAGTGTACGGAGACAAAGAACAGGCAGAGTTACTGGGTTCCATCCAACGTCAGTCCATTGTTGACACCGGGGTAAAACTCAGTATACTATGCCCTCTCGCAGGATCGACTGATATCGGTCGGAATTGGTTTGACACCCACTAAAGGAGACGACAAATGGGTAAGACGAAAATTGGTGTGTTCGAAGGTGAAATCTACTGGGCGCGTGTGTTCCCCGGTAACATCGACGATAGCGAATACCACAAGGCCACGGAAGGCCAGTACAACTGCATGTTCGTTCCGAAAGACGAAGAAGAGTTGCAGAAGATGCTCAAGCTTGGCTTCCCTCAGAAGTCGATGGGTAACCCTATGGTCCGTGAGATCGAAGCTGCAGGTGGTCGTAAGGGCATGAAGCTCAAGCGTCCTAACGTTCACCCTAAGATCGAAGACTTCGGTGGTGCTCCTGTGGTTACCCACGGCAAGACCGACAAGGCTTGGGATATGGACATTGACGGTGAGCTTGGGAATGGCACTAAGGTTGCCGTTCAGATCAGCATCTACGGTGAAGGTTCCACTGCCTCTGTGCGCCTTGAGAAGGTAGGCGTCCTTGAGTTGGTGCAGTTCGAAGCCTCTGGCGCTATCGGCTGGTAAGATACTAAGGGGGAGCGAAAGTTCCCCCTAACCTCCAGAGGAGAACGTAATGGCTATCACGGCTACGTATATCGACCACATGGGAAGTGATCTGTCTGTCGTCAACGCAGCACGGGTTAGCTTCGGTAAGAAGTCTCACTGTGAAGAAACACGTTGGGTGGATATGGGTGATTGGTGTGGGGATATGCCTGTTGTAAATGACAAAGACACCAAGCTGATCCACTACCTTGCCAAGCACGGACACTACTCACCCTTCGGCCACTGCTTCGCATCCTTCCACATCAAGGCACCTATCTTCGTAGCACGACAACTGGTCAAACATGAGTACCTGCGTATGAATGAGATTAGTCGTCGTTATGTCGATAGTGAACCTGAGTTCTATGTACCTGATGTGTGGCGGGGTCGTAGCAAGGATAAGAAGCAAGGTTCTGAGGGTGTCGTTAAGGACATTCAGACGGATGCTCTACCCCAGTGGCATGACGATGCTCTACACTACTACTCTATGCTGCTTGAGTCTGGTGTCGCCCCTGAAATGGCCCGTATGGTTCTGCCTCAGTCGATGTACACCGAATGGTACTGGTCAGGTTCGATGGATGCCTTCGCGAATATGTGCAACCTACGCCTCAAGGAAGACACCCAGTACGAGACACGTCTGGTAGCACAGCAGATCGACAAAGTAATGAGAGAAATCTACCCCGTAAGCTGGACAGCCCTAGTTGGAGAAGAGATAAAATGAACAGAGATGCCTACGATCTATTCGACGAATTTCTCCTGAGTGATTTTGTCGACAACCTAGTCACCTACCGTATCCGTGAGACTATCCTTGGGCTTCGCCTTTCTATCGACGCCCTTGAGTTCCGTAACCGTACGCAAGGTGGATTACCTAAGGCTCTACGGGAAGACCTTGAGGAGCACTGGGAAGACCTAGACAGTATGGTCCGTGCCTACATCTACTTCTCAGGGGACTACGAGATGGAGCATATCCCTGAGTGGACCCACAAGGACGTGCCTCAGGACACACCGGGGTGGGACTACTGGAACCAAGGTGATATCAAGTGAGGGTTCTGGTAGACGGGGATATCGTAGCGTACAGGGCAGCTTACTCGACCGAAGGTGAGACAGCAGAGACAGCTAAAGAGAAGGCTGACGAACTGATGGACAACATCGCCTTCGATACGACGACAAGAGGGGAAGAGTTGGAGGTGTTCCTGACGGGTAAGGGAAACTTCCGCTACGATCTGTCCCCTACGTACAAGGCTAACCGTAAGGATACACCACGTCCTGAACACCTTGGTCTTGTACGTGGACATCTTGTTGAGGCGTGGGATGCTGTCGTCAGTAGTGGTCAAGAGGCTGATGATCTGATTGCTATTCGTGCTACAGAGCTTGCCTACGACTGCACCATTGTGTCGACAGATAAGGACTTCAAACAGATTCCTTGTCGTCACTACAACCCCAACAAAGGTGAGTGGGCATCCGTAGGTGAGTTCGAGGGTACCATGTTCTTCTACTCCCAGATCGTTATGGGTGACAGAGCGGACAACATCGAAGGCATCCACGGTATCGGACCTGTGAAGGCTAAACGTCTCTTGTCGGAATGCACTACGGAGCAAGAACTGTACGACAAGGTTCTAGGTGCTTACGACAACGACGAGGAACGTGTACTCACTAACGCCCGTCTCCTGTGGCTACGACGCAAAGAGGAAGACGTATGGTACCCGCCAAATCAAAGATAAGACAGAAAGCACTCAAGGCTGGCTATCGTTCTGGCCTTGAGGAAACCGTAGCGGATCAGCTTAAGAAGCTAGGCGTAAGGGCTGAGTACGAGACGACAAAGATCAAGTACAGGGTAGAGGAGGACAGAACGTACACCCCAGACTTTATCTTACCGAATGGTGTCGTCATTGAAACCAAGGGTAGGTTCGTAGCTGCAGACCGTAAGAAACATCTTCTGATCCGTAAGCAGCATCCAGAGCTTGACATTCGCTTTGTCTTCTCCAATAGTAAGGCTAAGCTAAGTAAAGCGTCTAAGACTACTTACGCTGCATGGTGCATCAAACACGGCTTCCTCTACGCCGACAAGGAGATACCGTTAGAATGGCTAACGAAGTAAAAGTCCACAGGATCATTGAGGGTCCGTTCGAGAGCGACGACGAGGATGAAGTTTGGATGCTTTGCCTTGCGGAAGAAGATGGAGAGCTTACGGAGATTGAGGTTTACTTCGACACCTTCGACGAAGCTTACGCTTTCAAGCATCACTTCACCAAGAGTATCGAACCCATCATCCTAGCTAACGACACAGGGGATCACTAACCATGAAAACTCATCTTGTCATTGGCGACCCCCACGCCCACCCTGACTACTCTAACGCACGGGCTGATTGGTTGGGTAAGCTGATCTTGGACCTCAAGCCTGATGTTGTCGTCAACATGGGAGACACTGCGGACCTAGCGTCCATGTCCTCCTTCGACAAAGGAAAGGCATCCTTTCACGGGCGTAACTACCAGAAGGACATTGAGGCCCACCTAGACTTCCAAGATCGTATGTGGCACCCCATCAAGAAGGCGAAGCGTAAGCTACCCCACCGTGTCGTCCTTGAGGGTAACCACGAGAACCGCATCAAGAAGGCTATCCAGTACTCCCCTGAGCTTGAGGGTGATCGCTTCGGGGTCTCGTTCAAGAACCTAGCCTTCGAAGACTACTACGATTCTGTTGTCGAATACGATGCGTCTACCCCCGGTGTGATTAACCTAGACGGGATCGACTACTGCCACTACGCTGTCTCAGGTGTATCTGGTCGGGCTTTGTCGTCAATCCACCACGGGTATGACCTTACGGTTAAACGTCACACCTCGACCACCGTAGGCCACAGCCATCTGTTTGACTACCATGTGAACCGTGATAGTAGTGGACGTGTTAGGATGGGTCTTGTGGCTGGTGTTTACCAAGACTATCGTAGCCCTTGGGCAGGTGACATCAACTCGTTCTGGACCGCTGGTGTAGCTATCTGCGGTAATGTAGAGAACGGTGTTTACGACTTCCAGTGGGTCAGTATCGACACCATGAAGAGGATGTATTCGTAATGTTTGACTTGGAGAGCAAACTTAATGCCCTGATAGAAAACTATGGGCTTGCATTACTCCTTGAACAGAACGATATCTCTGAGTATGTTGTCGTCTTGTTTCTTGTCGAAGAGGGCTACATTGACCTAGCCGACTACTTCAACCTTGATGCTGAAATGGAAGAATGGAAGAGGATCGAAGAATGATTAGTGGTGAGGATATCGAAGCGTTCTTGGATGAGAAGCGTAGGGCTGATCTTACGCTCAATGCCTACCAGAAGGCTGCACGACGTACGGCTATCTACAAGGACAAGATCATCTACCCAGCGTTGGGTCTGTGTGGTGAGTCTGGTGAGGTCGCTGAGAAGATCAAGAAGTATCTCCGTGACGGAGTTATGAACGACAAAGAAGTGGCTAAGGAGCTTGGTGATGTGCTCTGGTACATTGCGAACCTAGCCGAAGACCTTGGGTACGACCTAGCTGAAATCGCGGATATGAACCTTGAGAAGCTAGCTGATCGTGTCAATCGAAACGTAATCAAAGGAAGCGGAGACAACCGATAATGAGCAACCACCTGCCTACAGACTACCAAGCCTTCATTCATACTTCGCGGTATGCACGTTGGCTTGAAGAAGAGAACCGCCGTGAGACTTGGGCTGAGACTGTCGGTCGCTACATGACTAAGGTTGTCGTTCCGAAGACCCGTGACGAGATTGTTGTCGGTGACATTGAAGAGGCTATCCTTGGCCTTGAGATCATGCCTTCGATGCGGGCGCTTATGACTGCTGGTCCTGCCTTGGATCGTGATAACACCGCTGGCTACAACTGCAGCTACCTCCCTGTGGACGACCCCAAGTCCTTCGACGAAGCTATGTTCATCCTGCTCTGTGGCACTGGCGTAGGTTTCTCCGTTGAGCGTCAATACGTCCAGAAGCTGCCCGAGGTTCCTGACCAACTCTTCGTCGCTGAGGATGTTATCGTAGTCCACGACAGCAAAGAGGGCTGGGCTAAGTCCTTCCGTAAGTTGGTGGCTATGCTGTACGCAGGGGAAATCCCTACGTGGGACACCTCGAAGGTCCGTAAGGCTGGTGCTAAGTTGAAGACCTTTGGTGGTCGTGCCTCTGGTCCTGCACCTCTGGAAGACCTCTTCCGCTTCACCGTGGCTATGTTCAAGGGTGCTCAGGGGCGTAAGCTCTCGTCCATTGAATGTCATGACCTGATGTGTAAGATTGGTGAAGTTGTCGTTGTGGGTGGTGTACGCCGCTCTGCCATGATCTCTTTGTCGAACCTGTCTGACGACCGTATGCGTCATGCTAAGTCTGGCAACTGGTGGGAAGGCCAAGGTCAACGTGCTCTGGCTAACAACTCTGTAGCATACACTGAGAAGCCCGACATGGAAACCTTCATGCGTGAGTGGCTTTCTCTGGTCGAATCCAAGTCTGGTGAACGTGGTATCTTCTCGCGTCCTGCCAGCAAGAAGCAAGCTAACAAAAGTGGACGACGCAATGCAGACTATGACTTTGGCACTAACCCGTGCAGTGAAATCATTCTTCGCCCGTATCAGTTCTGTAATCTCACGGAAGTCGTGGTCCGAGCTACGGATACACTTGAGGACTTGGAGCGGAAAGTAACTCTGGCTACGATCCTTGGCACCATCCAAAGCACCTACACGCACTTCCCCTACCTGCGTAAGATTTGGCAGAAGAACACTGAGGAAGAGCGTCTCTTGGGTGTGTCGTTGACTGGCATTATGGATAATAAACTCCTCGGGCCTACCAACGCAGGTCTCGACAAAACTCTGAAAAGGATAAAAGATGTCGCTGTTGCAACTAACGCTGAGTGGGCTGAGCGTCTTGGCATCCCTGCTTCTGCTGCTATTACTTGTGTTAAACCTTCGGGGACCGTCTCACAACTGGTTGACTCCGCGTCAGGTATCCATGCTCGCCATAGTGCTTATTATATTAGAACTGTTCGAGGTGATAACAAAGACCCTCTTACGCAGTTCATGAAGGATCAAGGTATCCCTAACGAGCCTTGCGTTATGAAGCCTGAGACGACAACGGTGTTTAGCTTCCCACAGAAGTCTCCTCAGGGTGCTATCACTCGTAACGACATGACCGCTATTGAACAGTTGTCGTTGTGGCTTACGTATCAGCGTAATTGGTGCGAACATAAACCATCTGTGACTGTTACCGTAAGGGATCACGAATGGCTGGAAGTTGGTGCGTGGGTCTACAAGTACTTCGATGAAGTCTCTGGTGTATCATTTTTGCCACACTCGGACCACACCTACCAACAGGCACCCTATCAGGATTGCAGTGAACGTGAGTACATTGACGCTCTTGCCCTGATGCCTGAACGGATTGATTGGACGAAGCTGAGTGACTACGAGAAGGAAGACATGACCAAGAGTTCCCAGACGTTTGCTTGTAGCTCTGGTGTCTGTGAGATTGTTGACCTAACCTAAGTTAGAGCTTGCTCGCTACGCTGCGCTAACGTTAACACATCCTGAGCATGATGTTAAAAAACTGCTCATTTGTTAACATAAAGGAACGACACAATGCCTGCACTTTATCCTTTCCTAGACTTCCTTATCCTAGGTATCCTAGTCTTTGTCGCCTACAAAATCATCAAGTTGGATTAAGTAAATGCTAGAGCATAGCTCGCGGGGCAAGCCCCTAGAGAAGCCACGGGGTAAGCGGACGACAAAGTACAAGGGAGCACCCGAGGAGGCTACGTCTCGTACGGTAAGCCTAGTTCCCATGAACGACAATCAGAAGCTTTACATTGACGCCCTCAGTAGCCACCAACAGATCATCGTCTTGGGTCCGTCTGGTACAGGTAAGACTTACATTGCAGCATCGTACGCAGCCAATCTGTACATTCTCCGTAAGATCGACAAGATCATTATCACTCGCCCTGCAGTATCTGTCGGCAAGTCCTTGGGTGCTCTACCGGGTGACATTGGGGAGAAGTTTAGTCCTTGGCTGTCACCAGTGTTGTCGGTCCTTGAGGAGCAATTGGGTAAGGGTGTCGTCGAAACTGGGATCAAGAACGGTAACATTCAGATGGCCCCGTTGGAGTACATGCGAGGATCATCCTTCAAGGATGCGTTCGTACTAGCAGATGAGTGTCAGAACCTAGATGTGGCTCAGTTCAAGATGCTGGTGACCCGTATTGGCGACAACTGCAGATTGGTGATGAACGGTGATATTCGTCAGTCTGACATCAAGGAACAGTCAGGTCTGTCTAAGGCGATACACTTGGCTAAAAAGTACAGCATAGATGCCTGTGTCGTTGAGTTTGGTATTGACGACGTGGTACGTTCTGATATATGCCGACAGTGGTTGGAAGCTTTCTACAAGGAGAATCTCTAAGATGGCTAAATGGAAAGTTGTAGAGAAAGACGAAGGGTACGACCTCAGTGAACACATGGAAGACGTAGATAACGTCAATAGCCCTGACCATTACAACACAGGGTCCATTGAGTGCATTGAGTACCTTCAGGACAACATGTCTTGGGAAGGCTTTACGGGATACCTTGAGGGCAACTGCAAGAAGTACCTGCACCGTTGGCGCTACAAGACGAAGCCTCTGGAAGACCTAAAGAAGGCACGTTGGTACCTTGATCGTCTGATTGAAGAGCTAGAGGGTCCAGATGAGTGACGTAATCATGTATGGCTCTCTCTTCTTCGTAGCCTTCGTTGTCGTCTTGCTCTGGGTTCTTAGCGAAAGCGACTAACGCAAAACAAAAGGGGAGCGCAAGCTCCCCTTAAGTCATTCTAGAGTGTAACGTAGGTTACTTGCCCTTAGCCATAGGCTTCTTAGCGGCAGGTTTAACCTTCACAGTAGCCGAAGCCTTAGCACCTGCACCAGCTTTGCCTTTAGCAGCGCCTTTAGCTTTCATTCCCATCATCATTGTAGTTCTCCTTACTTCTTTTTCTTTTTGATTACATCAGCACGGTTAGGTGCTCCAGCAGGGACTTTAGCTCCTTCAGGCTTAGGCTTACGACCCAGATTAATGTTGCCGCTAGAAGAAATCTTAGCTGCGTCCGTCGCACCGTTGCCAGTGAAAGCGTTCTTGATAGCAGTTACGATAGCCATACCGGGGACAGGCGTACGGCCCTTAGGCTTAACCTTGTTGTCGGCACTACGCGAAGCACCTGAAACAGCCGACTTGGGTTTGGTGTTGGTCGTCATGTACTTGCTCTGCCGATCTGTTAACCCCACCCCGGTCAACCCAACTTCCCTGAGTGACGTTCTCTGGCTATCCGTCAAGCCAGTGGTCGGTTTAGATGCAGCCGCTGGTTTAGCCTTAGGGCGAATGGACTTCGTTGGTGCAGACGAGGTAGGTTTAGAAGCAGCCTTAGTCTTAGCTTTAGGGGCTGCAGCGGGAGCCTCAGCTTTGACACCAAACTTACGGGTTTTCACCGCCTTGCCAAAGCCATCCTTAACGATGTTCCCTTTGGAGTCCTTCATATCGACCCAAGTGAAGTCTTTACCTTCTTTGTAGTTGTCGTTATCACGAGCCATAGTTATTTGCCTTTCTTCTTAGCTTTACGAGCAGAGCTAAGTGCAATCGCCACAGCCTGCTTCTGGGGTTTACCTGCCTTCATCTCTTTCTTGATGTTAGCACTGATCGTCTTCTTGCTTGAGCCTTGCTTGAGGGGCATGACCTTCTTCCTCGTCAGTTGTCGTGTATTCTGTGTCGTCATAGGCATTAAGATTTACGCCCTGCGCTAGAGTTACGCTTGAAGGAACGGTTCTTCGAGGGAGCCTCAGCCTTAAGGTTACCCATACGGTTGTCGCCTGTACGGTTGTTCTTGTGGGCTACGTCCTTACCGTCACCCTTCGACACCTTACCAGCCTTCTCCATCTTACGTCGTGCAGCATTGTTTTCCGCACGTTTCTTCTTGGCTCTGTCGGAGGAGTGGTAGTTCTCGTACTCTGACTTATAATCTCTAGCCATCACCACTTCACCTTATCTGCCCAGTACGCTGCACTCATCTTACCCTTAGCGATGTTCTTAGCGTGACGTGCCTTAAAGGACTTCTGACGTGCCGTAGGTTCTTTATCACCCGACACACCTTGTTGACCAAAGCGGATAGTCTTCACTGTGTCACCTTCTTTAGCAACGACAACATGGGACTTGGTAGGGTGGCTAGGGGTCTTCTTAGGCTTATTGAAACCTGAGACACCAGCACGTTCAAGGCGAGGGTCTTTAGCCATCTTACTTCTTCCTTGCAGTCTTTGCGGATTCCTTGAAGGCTTTAGCCGTAGGAGCACCTTTAGTCCCCGGCTTACGCATCTTCTCTCCCGAACCCTCAGCGATACGCTTACGCTTAGCGTTAATATTGGCGTAAAGACCTTTAGCCATTGCTCTTCTTCCTCGTGAGTATGTTAGTGATCCAACGACCAATCTCGTTAGGGCTAGGGAGGAGCCATCCTAAGATCAGGAGTAAGATGACCCACGGCTGTACTTCATTCACTGTTACTTCGTCGACACTTTCTGCAGACACTTTAGCTTCTACGGACTTAATGTCACCACTCTCGGTTCTCTGTTCGACATTCTTTGTCGTCCCGATAGTCTGGCTATTTGTCTTCCCCGCCTGAATGTTGGCTGCTACGTTTGGTCCACCTCCCTTCATAAGAGATAGAGGACTCATACCACAGCCCGTTAGCAGGCTTGCCGACAAAACAATAACAGTCAGGTTAGCTTTAAGGTTACTGACCCAAGCCACCGCCGACCACCCATGCTACTATTGACGCGATGAAGCCACCACCAATGATCCAAAGAATCTTTGACAAGCTGTTGTTTATGTTACAGACATTTCTGTCGATCTGGTCCACCTTTTGCTCAAGGAGAGCCAAACGTTTATCCATCTCAGCGATTTCCTTTTGAATGGCTTCTGCGTCCATTTCATTCCCCTATGTGTTAAGGCGTAAGAGAGCCAAGTTTACGAGCAGAGCCATCCTTACGGATCACGTAAATCTCTTCGTTGACGACAACAGTGTCTCCCGGTTCAAGTTCCCCACGTTCCTGTGCTGCAGTAAACTCCTCAGCCGATGCGTAGGTCTTGTCAGGGTCACCAGCGATCTCCTGAATGAATGCCTGTACGTCTTTGTCGACAGCGATAGCAGGGCTAAGCTCACTTGCTCCTTGACCACCAGTAGGGGTTTCAGCCGGGATAGCCTCGGGGAGAGTAGCGTCAGCAACAACAACTTCACCCGTCGTCACAGGGGCTGCAGGAGCGCCACCAGAGGGCATAGTTATGCCTGAGCTAGGGCTACCACCAGAAGGGGCTACAGCGCGTTGTACGGCAGGACCAGCAGCAGCAGCTACAGTGTTTTCATTCGCTGGGGTACCAGCCGTAGGGTTCCCACCCTTTCCAGTAGCAGAGAAGAGACGAGCTAGTGTTTCACCTCGGGTAACCGTTCCATCCCCGTTGGTATCAAGCCCTTTATTAGCCTTGTAACTGTCAGAGCCAGCCTTGTACATGACGTAGGAGTCGTCCTTACCCACACCAGCAGGCCAGTGGACAGCCATGTAGATATCACCGAAGTTTTTGATACGTCCTTTGAAGGGTTCGAAGTAATCCTTAACGAAGTCCAACTGCTCGACAGCAGTCATACCAGCCAACTCTGCCGTTGTCGTTCCAAGGCCATTAGCGGTCTTCTCAAGGAACTGGATCAAACCTGTAGCTGACGAGATTTTAGTTCCATCCTTACGGATAGGTTGGGCCTTGGGGGAGAATGACCCTGCAGTTTCAAAGTCAATCACTCGGAGAAGATCGTTAGGATCAAACCCTAGCTCAGACGACACAGAAACTACCTTGTCCAAGAACTCGGTGTCTGCTGCGATAGCTTCTGGAAGTGCGTAGGTAATTGGGTTGGCTGTGCTAGTTGACCCACTACCTGCACCACCTGCTCTGGTTGTCGTCTCTGCCGAAGGCACCTCAGCCCGAAGGATATCCATAGTGGACTGACCAACATCACCCAGACGACCAAGGACAGTCATCTTGTAGTTAATGTCGTCGATGATAGCCTTGTTCTCTTCGGTGAACGTACGAAGCTTATCGCCGGGGGTAATGGGACGACGAGCAACACCAACGGTAGCCCCTTGGAGAGGTGCTGCTTGATCCGTAGCGGAAATAACAACCTGACCATTCTCGCTGATACTGATGTTCACACCGTTAGGTGCTGCGGCATCACGCAGGT